GCGGCAGGCCGCGCCACGTGCCGGGCGAGATGAACAAGACCGAAGAGGCCTACGCCGCACACCTGACGCTGCAGCTGGCCGCCGGCGCGATCGCATGGTTCCGCTTCGAGTCCGTGAAGCTGAAGTTGGCCGAGAAGACGCATCTGACCATCGACTTCTTCGTGATGACGGCCGCCGGCGACCTGGAGGCCCACGAGGTGAAGGGCTTCTGGGAGGAAGACGCCCGCGTGAAGGTGAAAGTCGCCGCGGCGATGTACCCGTTCCGGTTCCTGGCAGTCCAGCGCGCCCCAGGCGGCGGCTGGAAAACGGAGGTGTTCTCTTGAACGCGATGATGATTGGCGGCGCCAGTGTGCGCCGCGACGATGTGGGCAGGTTCTGCCTGAACGATCTGCACCAGGCCTCCGGCGGCGCCAAGCGGCACCAGCCCAGCGACTGGCAGCGCCTGAAGCAGACCGAGGAACTGGTGGCCGAACTGGTCAAATCCGGGGATTCCCGGGTTTACCCCGTGCACTCGGTGGCTGGCCGCTATGGCGGTAGCTACGTGGTGCGCGAGCTGGTCTACGCCTATGCGATGTGGATCAGCCCCAGCTTCAGCCTGCAGGTGATCCGCGCCTACGACACGCTGGCGGCCGGCGCGCCCGCCCCCGACCCGATGCAGGCGTTGACCGATCCGGCGACACTGCGCGCGCTACTGCTGTCCTATAGCGAGAAAGCCGAGATCCTTGAGGCGCGAGTGCAGTACCAGGAACCGCAGGTCCGCGCGCTGCTGCGGCTGACCCAGGCCGATGGCGCCTTCAACATCAGCACCGCGGCCAAGATGCTGCAGGTGCAGCCCCGCCAGCTGTTCGCCTGGTTGTCTGAACATGGCTGGATCTACCGGCGCGCCGGCAGCAGGAACTGGCTGGCCTACCAGACCCGTCTGCAGCAGGGCGTGCTGACGCACAAGGCCAGCGTGCAGCGGAGGGAAGGAGAGCCTGATCGCGTACACGAGCAGGTGCTGGTCACCGCCAAGGGTCTGTCGCGGCTGGCCGAGAGCATCGACCGGGACCAGATGACCTGGGCGCAGGCCGACGCGGCGACCGGGCTGCAGCTAGCAACGGAGGCGTGCTGATGGACGTAGGAGAGCACCAGCTGCGCGCGCTGGACCTGCAATTCCTTCAAGAGCAGGGCGTTGCTCTGGAAACAACGAACGTGACAATTATGGAGACCTCCCGATGATCCCCAAATTCCTCAGCTTGGACGAGGCCACCCACCATCTGTACCTGGAAGGAAAGGAGGGTTCCATCAGGTGCTATGTCGACGGCAGCGTGTGGGAGGTGTGGTGGGACGGGCGATCCCGCTGGGTCTGCAACAGTGAGGTGGCCTGATGTCGGCAGTGGCCACGCCGGTGCAAGGCCTGAAGGCTTGCGGAAACTGTGGCAGCGACGATGTGCGAGTGCGCGCGCGAGGCAGTGTCGACAGTCGCCGCACGGCGCAGGTCGTCTGCGCGCGCTGTGGCGCGCGGGGGCATTTGCACGTTGGTACTGTCGCGGAGGTACTTGCCGTCCGGGCATGGGCGCAAAAGCCATTCTCCATGCCGGCGCCTCCGGTGGTCAGCGCTGCTCGTGGCCGAGTGCCAGTGTCAGAGCCCACCCTTCACCGTGACCCGATCGAACTGATCGCCCGCATGCTGGTGGGCGGAAGCTTCCGCGAGCCATCGGAAGGAAGGTCAACCTTGCCGCCGCTGACGGCTGCTGACATCGCCGGCGCAGTAGGCATGATGCGGAACTCTGTCGCCAAGCAGGCCGTGCTGGCGGTGGCGCTGCGAGGGCAGGGGGTGTCTCTGTCCTCGCTGGGGCGTTCTCTGGCCAGGCGTGTAATGCGACAGATCCAGTGGCAGCGCCGTTCAGGCGCAAAGCCCGCGCTGCGAATGGATGATCCAGCCGACCGTTGGCGCATGCGCCTAGTGCTGCAGGACGCGGTGAACGATCTGGTTTGGCCGGAAGGGAAAATCGCTGCACAGGATGCGGCCAAGGCTGCGAAGATGCGAAAGGACGAATACCTGCGTGTGTATGGGATCGCGGCGGCGACGCTACGGCAGGCGGTGGAGGACGGCCGAAAGGAGTTTAGCGGTAGGGTGTTCAACTAAGGAGTGAGATAGGTTTCTCCGTTCCGCCAGCGCTGACCTAGGCCGCCCTCCGTCGCTCGGGAGCAGGGACGCCGTGGAGCGAGATGACAGGCCAGACGGCACTGACTTAGATCAGTCGACCTGTTCAAAAAGGTCATCGAACTTATCAATCTCAATGACTGGAAGATTGATGTTGCCGAATGCAACTGGAAACCGTTGGCGCAACTTGGAGTGTGTGTAGAAGAACTCAATCAAGTCCGAAATAGACCCCAGGTAACTGGCGACTTGGTCAGAAAACAACTCAGCGAGTATCTCAGGGCTTGACTTTGACTTGCTGTGAATCAGCTCGCTTCTCAGTCGCTCCAATGCCTTGAAGTGACTCCAGAAGGGTTGATCACACGGATTTGGGCAGTCAATAACGGCTGGCAAGATGCACTTAACCTTATCAGAGGTTGTGATCCAACGTTCGATTTGCTCCTTTCGATAGCGCTGAATAATTCCCTTGCTATCCACAACCTCATATACATACTCGTCAGGAATGAGTGCGTTGCAGAGTGATTCAACAGCCTTGTAGCTAAATATAACGCTTACTTGCAGGTCCTCAAGGGCATCATAGAATATCGCCGCATCCTTTCCGTGGATCGTCCTTTTTTCCTTGGCAAGATGCAAAATTTCTTGCCTCTTGCCTTTAACTCTGATGAAGGCGCTACGAGATGCGCCAAGCGCAAGTGCAATTTCATTTGGAGCTGCAAAAGCAATTTCTGCACCTCCTATTTTAGTCAGCAACAGTCGCTGAAATATTCCTGTTTCGTTTTCGCTTCGATTGAATACTGCAATTGGTTGATTGAAGCGATGATCCTCAATATGCAGCGTCACTTCCGTCGGCTTTCCATTCTCGACGACATGGATGCAAACAAATTCTTCCGCCATAAGGCCTCTCCGTTCTCTGGTATGAAGTCAAAAGCAGGATCAAGCTCTAGACACAAAGCAGCCATGGCTTAAATGTGTTGTCAGCGCGAGCTTGTCGGCCTGTCACCTAAGAGATGGCGAAAATCGACCTCAAGTACTGCCATTGCAGACTTGAAATCCTCTTGGAAATATTTCCATGCATCATTCCACGCCTCAAGCCTCTTCAGCTCGATGTCCGAACTGCTATGCTGATCGGCGATCCCCATGTAAACATTCATTTTAGAAGGGTGCTCTTTCAAGTCTCGGAAAAGCTCCTCAACCTTCTCGCACGCTTCTTCAGGCAAGAATAACTTGTGAGAATAGAAGTATCTCGCTGCATCGTTGTAGGCATTTGCAAAAATGGTAAATTGTTCTGACTTTGGCGGGTCACTGGAGTAGCCGAAAGGCGTAGAGTAGTTGGCGCCCTTCTCAGCAGTGATCGCGAGAAGTTCGTATAGCTTGGCGATTGTTTGTGCACGTCGCTGGTGAAGCTTGCCAAATGTGATGTCATGCTCGCGAGCGGCCAACGAAAGCTCGTGTCCGAATGCCTGCGCGGCGCGCTGGTTCTCGGATTCAAGTCGAATGCGATGCCCTGCCAAGTCCTTGGTTAGGAGACTCTGTAGAAGAGATTTGGCAAGCCACCCAAGCACAGCAAGTACCAGTGCATTTCCCGTTATCGCTAGAACGATCGATTCGAACGTTGTCATCCAGAGTGACACCTGAGTGTGGGGATGTCGTACAGCTGAAGGCGGCCTTGTTGGCCATTTCCGTTAAGCAAGATTACCGCAGTCGCGGCGAAACTTACCGCATTCGCTCGAATGCGGTAAGGAACCTTACCGCAGTTGCGGCAGGAACCAGATTTAGGCCACAGTAGCTACCGTGGGCGGGGTTCCGATCAACCCGCACTCAACGGCCGCAGGCCTGGACTCGGGAGGTCCAGTGACCTGCGGTTCGTCGTTTCTGGGGTGCGAAGCCCAACCCTTAAACAGAGCGACGCCTCGATGCCTGCCAGCACCGGGGCGCCGCCGCAGTACACGCGTTTCAGCCGCGTGCCATTGGCCTAAGCCCTGCCGCTCTCCGGAGAGCGCGTGCAGTTTGCTTAACGAATGTCGCAATAGCTGAGACATGAACACAAAGACCCTATTCCCTTGGCCGGGCGGTAAGACGCGCCTGGTGAAACACCTCCTGCCCCTGATCAATCAGCGGGACCACACCTGCTACGTTGAAGCCTTCGCCGGCAGTGCTGCGATGCTGTTCGAGCGCTCGCCGGCGAAGATCGAGGTGCTCAACGACACGCATGGCGAACTGGTACGGCTTTACCGCGTTGTAGCAAACCACCTGGACGAATTCGTTCGGCACTTCCGCTGGTCCCTAACCAGTCGTGAGATGTACCGGTGGGCACAGCTGCAGCACGTCGACACGCTGACCGACATCCAGCGCGCGGCCCGGTTTTACTACCTCCAGAAGCTCAGCTTTGGCGGGAAGGTAGACGGCCAGACGCTCGGGGTGGGCCCAACTGGTGCGAAGCGCATCAACCTGCTCCGGTTGGAACAGGATCTGAGCGATGCGCACCTACGGCTGCATGGCGTGGTGATCGAGCAGTTGCCCTGGCAGCGATGCATTGAGAAGTACGACCGGCCCGAAACGCTGTTCTTCCTCGACCCTCCGTACTGGCAGACCACTGGCTACGGCCAGGATTTCCCGCTGCAAGAGTACGAGCAGCTCGCGGGGGTGATGCGCAAGTTGAAGGGTAGGGCGATCCTGACCATCAACGACCACCCGGCGATGCGCGGGCTATTCGACCGATTCAGCCGCATCAGCGTCCCCATTCGGTACACGGTAGGCGGTGGTGCTGGCGTGGCACGCACTGAGTTGATCTACACCACCTAACCGGGCTGCCGCCCGGCATGTCTTTCGCCCGCCTCCAGACCGGATCAACGATCGCGCCTAGCCGGCAGCGAGGCGGGCTCCTTTCAGCTTCATTACCGTTGGGGTCACCATGCAACTCACTGCCAACTTCAGCCTGGCCGAGCTGACGGTCACCGACCGGAACATGCCGAACGTCCCGAGCGAAGCGGAGGTCGCCAGCCTCCGTTCGTTGGCAGAGATGATCCTGCAGCCGCTCCGCGATGCGCTCGGCAAGCCTGTGCGCGTCAACTCGGCGTTTCGTTCCGAAGCAGTGAACCGAGCGGTCGGCGGCACGGCCACGAGCCAGCACCGGCTGGGGCAGGCCGCTGACATTCACGTGCCGGGTATGACCTCGGTGGAAGTGGCGAAGAAGATCGTTGCGCTGGGCCTTCCATTTGACCAGGTGATCGAGGAGTTCGGCAGCTGGGTGCACGTTTCCTACGGGCCGCGGCGCCGCCGGCAGCAGCTCACGGCGGTCAAGCGCTCCGGCAAGACTGTTTACGTGCAGGGGATCCAGTGAGCGAGCCCGTGAGCACCTTCAAGACAATCGTCGGCACCTTCACCGCCGCTGTGGTGGCACCGGCGACGGCTGATGCGCTGCGCGCTGCCGAACGGATGATCCTGGGCGTACCCCAGTCCGTGCTGCTTGTGGCGATCGCTGGCGCGCTGATCGGTGTACTTCTGCTGCCGGAGAAGGACGCTGATCGGGTGGCCGCTGACGCCAGCCGTACCCGGGGACACCGCTGGTTCCAAACGGCTACGCGCCTGCTGGCGCTGGGTCTGGCCGTCATCTCCTACGCCATCGTGGCCGCCTGGCTCATTGCCGTGGCGGCGACCTGGTTCCCGTCGCTGGCCGGTGCGCCGCAGTTGCCGCTGGCCGGGCTGTCTGGCGTGGTCATCCGCCGAATGCTGCCGGGCTACCTGAAGGTGGTCGAGCGCATCACCGGCAACATCGGAGGCGAGAAGCCATGAGCGTACTGATTCGGTTGGCCACATCTCTGTGGGGCCTCATCGTCGGCGCTGTCGCCGATGCGGTGGAATGGCTGCGCAAGCCTGGCAGCAAGATCAAGGTCATCTGCGCGGTGCTGGCCTTTGGCTTCATGGTCGCCGGCCTCTCCGCGTATGAGAAGGAACAGCGCATCCAGGACCTGAGCGCACAGGTGGTCAAGGTACGCGAGGACTGGAAGGCCGATGCCGCTCGTCTGCAGTCGGATGTGGATCAGCGCGATGCCCGTCTGGCGGAGGTGGCGGAGACGCTCCGAGCTGAGGCGCAGAAGCTGGATGCCCTCAAGGCAGAGAGTGCCGCCGCACTGAATGGCTTGGCCGGCAAGATCGAGGCGGCCGAGAAAGATGCCACCACCTGGCGCGAGCGATACCAGCAGCGACCTGACAGCTGCAAGGCTGCGCTTGAGCTACTCGACTCGGCTTGCCCGGCTCTGAAGGGGTACTGACATGCGACTCATCGTGATCGCCGCATCGGCTCTCTTGACCGCCTGCCAATCGGCGGCTCCCAAACCAAATCCTCCGGCACCGACCGTGTTGCAGGTGCCGGTAGCCACCTATGTCCCTATCGACCCTGCGCTGAGAAAGCGCTGCACCTGGGAACGCGAAGGCAGGCCATCGGCGGTGTTCGAGGTCAGCAATGGCCGGAAGCGGTGCCTGACGCAGTACGAAGCCCAGTTCGATGCAATTGACGAGATTCAAGGTAAGCCTCGGCCGGATCAGCTTCACCTTAGGTGAGTAAAGAGCGGCGCGCTATGCGCCGCCCCACCTCGGCTTTATCCGATCCACTGCTTTGTATCACCGTCCAGTACCGGCGCATCGGTTGCGACGGACGCCACGAGGCTGATTCCGTGCAAACAATCCGCGCGATTTTTGTAGCCCTCGCCGCTGTCGGCGATGATCTTCGAATTCGCTGCGTAGAGCTTCCAACGGAACTCACCCTTCTCGTCCTTGTAAAGCACGAACTGCTTGGGATGACCTGACATTTCGTTCTCCGTGTGACCGCAAGTGGTCAAGGCCAGATTATGTGACCTTCGTCACCCTGCGCCATGCACCATTCTGTGGATAACTTGTTGATATCTAAGGGCGGGGTCCCTGTGGTTATCCACAGCCACCGGGGGGAATTCGGACCCCGGTAAAAGACAGTATTTCGGCCTCTAGGGTGCTCCACCACAGGCCACCTTTTTGGCGGATTTTCTCGGGAGAAACCGCATTTTCACGCCTGAATAGGCTGTACATCGGGTAGGACATGGCTGACATCCACGAATTCACCAAAGGCTGGTCCGTGGCCCGGCTGGCTGATGAGTTCGGAATGGACCGCCGCACTGCCAGCAAGCGCCTGAAGGAGGCCGGCGTTCCCCCGCTGACCAAGAAGGCGGGGCACGACGTCTATCGCCTGGCCGATGCTGCCTCCGCGCTGGTGAATCCTGGCGCTGCGGCCTTCGGCGCTGAAGGTGTGGTGGATCCACGCGACCTGCCGCCGATGGAGCGGCGCGCCTTCTACCAGTCGGAGAACGAGCGCCTGAAGGTCGAATCGACCATCGGGCAGTTGGTCCCGGCCGCAGAGGTCGAGGCCGACTACGCCGAGCTAGTGAAGAAGGTCGTGCAGTTCTTCGACACGCTCCCTGATGTTCTCGAGCGAAAAGCCGGGCTCACACCAGAGCAGGTAGTAAAGGTCCAGGACGAGTGCGATCGCGTCCGCCAATCCATGTACGAGGGCATCACCGATGACGACGTACGCGACAGCGCGTAGCGTGCGCCAAGGCGTTGCCGAGATGATCCGGCCGCCGCGCCGGATCAGGGTGAGCGAAGGTGCACGGGTGCTGCAGGTGGCCAATGCCGCCGGCGCCGCCGGTTCCTGGGATCCGGACACCACGCCCTACATGGTCGAGCCGCTGGATACGACCGGCAGCCGGCATTACGAAGCAGTGGTGTTCATAGGGCCTGCACGTTCGGGCAAGACCATCTCGCTGATCGATGCGCGCCTTGCCTACCTGATCACCTGCAACCCGGCCGACGCCATGGTTGTGCAGATGTCCAAGGATGCGGCCGAGGACTACAGCAAGACCCGTATCGCCCGCAGCATCGCCGCCAGTCCGGAACTACGCTCCAGGCTGAGCCCGCGCGCCCACGACGACAACATCCTGCTGAAGTTCTTTCGGTCGGGAATGTCGCTGCGCATGGGTTGGCCCTCGGTGTCGGTGCTGTCGGGCAAGGACATCCACGACGTCCTGATGACGGACGTGGATAACTACACCGGCGACCTGACGATCGATGAGTGCTTCGGCCTGGGCCTGAAGCGCACGCAGACCTATATGTCGGCCGGCATGGTGGTGGCCGAGTCGAGCCCGGCAACGGACTACGCCGACGGCGCCTGGAAGCCACTGCACCCGCATCAAGGCCCACCGGCTGCCGGCATCGCCGCGCTGTATGCGCGCGGTGACCGGCGGCGCTGGTACTGGCCCTGCCCTGAGTGCGGAGAGCGGTTTCAGGCAGCGCCAGGCTATGACGGATTCGCCTTGCCACCGATGGAGGAACTGCTGGAGCGGGTCGTGCTGGATGACGTGCAGAAGATGGCGCGGCACTACTCGCTGTTGCACTGTCCGCACTGCGGCGTCGGCCTGCAGCACAGGTGGAAGGATGGGATGAACCGCAGCGGTGTGTGGGCTGCGGAGGGCCAGGTCGTGCACGCCGACGGAACGGTCACCGGTGACCGTCCGGAGGCGCGCATCGCCAGCTACTGGCTCGGCGGGGTCGCCGCGTCGTACCAGTCCTGGGAATCGCTGATAGAGCGCTACCTCCAGGCGTTGCGTACCTTCGCCACCACCGGTGAAGAGCGCCCGCTGAAGACAACGCACAACGTGGACGGGGCGATCAACTACGTCCCGATGGCAGCGCGGTCCGCCAGTGATCCGAACGAGATGCAGGAGCGCGCCGAGGTATGGGCGGCTGGTGCTGTGCCCGCTGGGGTGCGCTTCCTGTTGGGAGAGGTCGACGTCCAGGCCAACCGATTCGTCGTGCTGGTGCTGGGCTTCGGCATCGGCGAATCCGGGCAGCTGGAGCGTTGGGTGGTGGATTCCTTCACCCTGCGCACGTCTAAGCGCGAGGACGGCTCGGGCGGCTTCCTGCCGCTGGATCCGCCTAAGTACCTGGAAGACTGGGAGCGGCTGGTCGAGAAGGTCATCAGCCGCCGTTACCCGCTGGACGATGGCACCGGCCGCAGCATGCCGGTCCACGCGGTGGGCGTCGACTGGGGGGGCAAATCGGGCACATCGGTGCGGGCGCTGGAGTTCTGGCGTTCGCTCAAGGCCCGGAAGCTGCACGCCCGGGTCAGGTTGATCAAGGGTGATGCGCGCCGCGAAGGCGGGCTGTTCCGAGAGACCTTCCCCGACAGCAGTAAGCGCCGGGACCGCAAATCAGGGTCGAAGGGCGATGTGCCGCAGCTGCTGCTCAACGTGGACAGGCTCAAGGACACCGTAGACGCCAGCGTGAAGCGGCCAGACCCCGCCCCGGGCTACTACCACTTCCCCGACTGGCTGCCGGAAGCGTTCTACGCCGAGCTGACGGCCGAGTCGAGGACGGCAAAGGGCTGGGAGAACCTGGCGAAGCGACGAAATGAGGCGTTCGACCTGTGCGGCTATGCCGAGGGCATGGCGCTGTGGCTGAAGGTTCCGGCCATCAACTGGACCGCGCCGCCGCCATGGGCCGCGCCGTGGGACGACAACCCAGACGTGAGGGCAGATGACGTCGCGCTGGCGCCAATGCCGCGCACTCGCACCCGCCGCGTCATCCGAAGCAAGTATCTGGGACGCTGAAATGGCATTCACCAACAAGCAAGTCGAGCAACTGGAGGCCGCGATCGCGGCCGGCGTGCTGAGCGTCCGATTTGCCGACCGCACCGTGACCTACCAGAGCCTGGTTGAGATGCGTCGCCTGCTGAAGCAGATGCGCGATGAGCTTAGCCAGGCCGCAGGGGCACCACGGCGTCGACGCATCGTGCGCCTCTACCAATCGGGGACCGGCAATGTCTGATACCGCCGAGAGCAGCTACCGCGCCGCCGGCAACGGCCGCCGCCTCCGCACCTTCCGGCCATCCTCGCTGGGGCCCAATGCTGCCTTGCTGGGCCTGCCCACGCTGCTCGCCAGGGCGCGGCACCTTGCCCGCAATGACCCGTGGATGGTCAGTGCGCTCAACAAGAGCGTGTCCAACGGCATTGCCACCGGCATCCAGGCTGACCAGTACATGCGCCGGGTTGGCCGCCGGGCGGCTCTCGCGCACACATACTGGCAGGCGGTTGAGGATGCTCGATGTGCTGTCGGCCGCCAGCGCCAGGCTGACGTCCCGGGCCTGTACCTTGACCCGCAGCGTGCTACCCATCACATGCGCCGGGTGAGCAATGCGCAGCAGCGGCCCGCTGCT